AATCTAATTTCCATGACGTAGATGGGAATTATTTTATTGAGATTAAGCAAGACATCACGGGGATTATTGAGAGCAACAAAGCCCAATTCAACGCCATTGACGAGAGAGCCAAGTGGGGTGAATGGACAAAGATTGCAAGCCTGCCCAATGCTGTCATTGATGACCTGAATAGACAGGGAATCATGCGAGGTTTTGCAGTTTCGGATGAAAAAAGGTTTCGAGCCTTCTTGAATAACCCTGATAATCGGTTCTTTAGAACTCGACCAGGCCAAGTATGAAGGTTGCTATTTGCGTTCCATGCCGTGACACAGTAATGACGGGGTTTGCCTTTGACTTGGCAAAACTCTGCGCTTATGAAGGTGTGACGAGATGTGCCAAGGGCGGCTCGCTGATGATCTACCAAGTGCCAGGCACTTTGATCTTTAATCAGCGTGAGCGTCTGGCAGAGGAAGCCTTGAAGGATGGTGCTGACGCTATCCTATGGGTTGATTCTGATATGCGGTTTCCGAAAGATGCGTTAGAGATTCTGTTGTCCCGTGACTTGCCCATTGTGGGTGTGAACGCAACGACACGCAGATTCCCTGTCAAGCCAACAGCGTTAGACATTGACCCAGAGACAAACGATCTGGTCAAGGTCAACAGCAAAGGTAAGACGGGTCTTGAGCAAGTGATGGGTGTTGGCTTTGGAATGGTTCTTATAAAAAAAGAAGTGTTCTTAGCTGCACAAAAGCCTTGGTTTTGGTTTGAACAAACCGACAAAGGTGGGACAATAGGGGAAGATATTTATTTCTGTGCAAAGGCGTTTGACGTTGGTTATCAAACTGTGATAGACCATGATCTATCAATGCACATTAGACATATCGGCACTTATGAATATGGATGGGATGACGCATGAGCTTGGCTACTTATTCAGACCTAAAGACTACGGTAGCTAACTATTTAGCCCGTACAGACCTGACGACACAAATCCCTGATTTCATTCGTTTCGCTGAACTACGTCTGCGCCGAGAACTTCGGATTCGTCAGATGCTTAAATCTGTGACCACTACAACGACAGGCGGCGACCCTACTGTGGCTTTGCCGTCTGACTTCTTAGAAGCGCGTGATTTCTACGTTTCGACTAACCCAATCCAGCCGCTGACGTATTCAAGCCCTGCTGTCTTCAGCCGTAATAAGCGCACGACACAAAGCGGCAAGCCATTGGATTACACGATTCTTGCAAGTGAGTTTAAGTTGGCTCCTGTGCCTGATTCAAACTACACGCTAGAGATGCTTTACTATGCTGCGCCTGTGTTCATGGATGACAGCAATTCAAGCAATGCGTTTATGGCCAATGCGCCAGATGCTTTGCTTTACGCTGCTTTGCTAGAGGCAGAGCCGTATCTGATGAATGATGCGCGAATCAACACATGGGGTTCTTTATATGATCGAACCATCACAAACCTGATTAAATCTGATGAGGCTTCTCAGTATTCAGGTGTACCGCTTTCAATGTCTTACGCAACGAGGTAAATCATGGCTGAAATTAGTAACTATCTGGAAAATGCACTTGTAAACGCAACCTTGCGAAACACAAGTTACACAAGCCCTTCGGTTGTGTATCTGGCTTTATACACAAGTGACCCAACAGACGCCGATTCTGGTACTGAGTGTTCGGGTACATCTTACGCCCGTCAGTCAATTACCTTTGGTGCGCCTTCTAACGGTGTTACCACTAACTCTGCGGCGATTGAATTCCCGCAAGCTGGTGGTGCATGGGGAACGATTACCCACATCGGTATTCGTGATGCTTCTACCGCAGGAAACCTGTTGTATCACACGCCTCTGGATGCGTCTAAGACTATTGCAACAGGTGACGTTTTCCGTGTGGCCGTGGGTTCATTGAGCGTCACATTGGCCTAACATGGCTGATCTGCTCCCACCGTGGACGATAGACAGCCTAGACAATTTAAAGGCTAGTCTTGACGATTTAACCCTGTCGCTCGACAGCGGGTTATATACAACGTCAGTCACACTTTGGGATGCTTACGGCTCTGTTAACACAACAGCGACTGTATCGGCAAACTCTAGCGTTATCTTTAACGCTTCTGCGGCGATCAGCGTTACGGCCACAACCTCGGCTGACGCTATTAGGGTTGCATTTGGTAACGCTTCTGTAAACGCTGTTACAACGACTTCATGCGATGCGGTAAGGGTAGCGCTAGGAAATGCAGAAATAACGGCTTCTAGTGCCGTTTCTGCGGTTGGCATACGGGTTGCCATTGCCTCTGGTTCGATGGAAGTGGCTGCGACTGTTACTGCATTGGGTGGGATTCTTGCCAATGGCGCTGCGGCTGTAACGACAAGCGCAACGGTGAGCGCAGATGCAATCAGGGTGCGTACCGCTGACGCTGCTGTCACAACTCAAACAACAGTAACGGCTTTGGGTGGTTTGGTTGCTGGCGCTGATGCAAGTATGTCTGTGGCCGCGACAGTAACTGCTAATGCCTTTGCGGTGTTTGACTTTACAGGTTCAATCAGTTGCGCTGCGATTATTGTTTGCGATGGCCGTAGGAATGGCGATAATTGGGGCGACACGACAGGTTCAGACAATACTTGGACTGATGTTTCCACAAACGGGAACACTTGGACACCAGTAAGCGCAGGAACGAATAATTGGCAAGATGTATCGTTTGGCTCAAATGATTGGGCTGATAAATCAACAAATGAAAATACTTGGCTGAAACAGGGTTAAACATGGCAACGCAACGAATCGGACTAGGTGAATGGCTACCAGATCAGCCTGGCGTTATTGGCGGCATTACTGTGGCCAAGAATTGCTATCCAACTTCTACGGGTTACGCGCCTTTCCCTTCGGAGGCTGACTTTTCGGCTGCTGCGGCAGAAGACCTAACTTCTCTGGTTTATGCTAAAGACCAATCAGGTACTTCTAAGTTCTTTGCTGCTGGCAAACGTAAGATATATGAAGTTAGTTCAGTTGGTGCTTTGACAGATGTTTGGTATACGGCAGGGACGTATGCACAGACAGGCACAACGACATTAACTGTGACCTCAGTTGCTCACGGCTGGAAAACTGGTGATTCTGCTTACCTAAACTTTACAAGCGGCGCAGCGGTAGACGGCCAATTTACTTTGACCAAGCTAACAGATGACACCTTTACAGTCACGACAACATCGGCCACGACAAGCGGCAACGTGCGTATTTCGTCTACTGAGCTTGGGTATAACACGCTGACGGGTAACATTTTCCGCTTTACTAAGTTTGGTAATCGAATCATTGGCACAAACTTTACCGAGCGCTTACAGTCGTATGTAGCAGACGCGAGTAGTTCGTTTAAGAACTTATCAGATACCGCGCCAGTAGCTAAGTTTATTACTGTGGTGCGTGACTTTGTTGTGTGCGCTCACATTGACACATCGGGGACAACACGCCCATATCGGGTTCAATGGTCTGGTTTTAACGATGAGACTACTTGGACTTCAAGCCAGATCACACAATCTGACTTTCAAGACATTGCTGACGGTGGGCATATTACGGGAATCCGTGGCGGCGAGTTTGGCCTAATCTTGATGGAGAAGGCAATTCACCGAATGACCTATGTTGGTACGCCTTTCATATTCCAGTTTGACAACATCAGTCGCGGTAAGGGATGTATCGCACCAGGCTCTGTCTGCCAATATGAAGGACTGACGTTCTTTTTGTCGGATGACGGCTTCTATATGTGCGATGGCCAACAAGTCGTGCCAATCGGTGCAGAGAAGGTTGATCGCTTCTTCTTTAATGATGCCGACCTTGATCTTTCTACCATGTCATCCGCAGCCGACCCCGTTCGCAAGCTGGTAATGTGGAACTACAAAGACGCATTTGCCAATCGTAAACTGATCGTTTACAGCATCACGACTAAAAAATGGTCTTACATGGATGCAACCTCTGACTTTATTTCAGACGCTTCAACCGCTTCTGTTACCTTGGAACAGTTGGATTCTGTAAATGCCTCGATTGATGCGCTTGCGGTTACGCTTGATTCTGCCTTGTACTTCGGTGGGAAGTTCTTTATCGGCGGGACTGATGGGAACAAAGTAATAACATTTAATGGAGCGCCTAAATCTGCCGTAATTGAAACAGGCGATATCAGTACAAATTCCATGTCTCTGATTAACTTGGCTCGACCTCAGATTGATAACGGCTCTGCAACGGTGGCCATTGCTTCGCGTCAATTGCTAAATGAAGGCGTTACCTTTGGCTCAGACACTACGGCTGATGCTGATAACAGGGTTTCGTTAAGAGGCTCTGGCAGATACCATCGTTTGCGAATCAAGCCTACTGGCGCTAATTGGAGCATGGCTGTTGCGGTAGACGCAGACATTAACCCAATGGGAGTTAGGTAATGTTTCGAGTCCTGCCCCCAAGTGGCGGTAATGCCAGACAAATCTCTGAAGTAGTCAACTTGATGATGTTGGGTAAAACCAACAACACAGGCTCTGTAACTTTGGCGACAGGCGGGGCATTAACGACCACAATCAATGACTTGAGGATTGGCTCGCAGAGTAAGGTTATCTTAATCCCTGCCTCTGCTGCTGCCTTTGCTGATGCTGTCCCATATGGGGCTTTTCAGGATTCCACCGATCAAACTGCGGCCAGCACAACAACTGCGTATGCGATAACCTTTGACACGATTGACTATTCAAACGGTGTGACTTTATCCAACAGCTCAAGAATAAACGTCAAAAACGCTGGTGTGTATAACATTCAATTCAGCATCCAGTTTAAGAACACGACTAACGATTCTCAAGATGCGGATGTGTGGTTTCGTAAAAACGGGACTGACATACCAAAGTCAAACAGTCGGTTTGGCCTTGCGCCAAGAAAAAGCGCTGGTGACCCGTATCACACGATTGGTTCGCTTAACTATTTTGTCGAGTTGGCGGCCAATGATTACGTTCAGCTAATGTGGCGGGTATCTAATACGGGTGTTTCTATTGAGCAACATCCTGCGGATACAAGTCCAACACGGCCAGCAGTCCCGTCT